GGTTGACCTGTAAGCACCGATCCAACATAAATACCGTCATTTCTATTTGCAACTCTTTCAACAAAATTACCAGCAGTATTAACGCTCCATGACCCGCTTGAGAAATTTAAATAAGGTGCAACATTTTTGTTCCCAATGTAATCAAAACAGGGCATTGTTGCGCATTCATCTTCATCAACCCAAGAGACAGTGCCGCCAACCACCTTTTTTAAAGCAATTCCAAATGTATATGTTTTATGAAAGAACTCAATTCTTAATTCATAAGCATTACCAGCAGTTAAATCCATTTCTTCAGTTAAAAAAGTAGTCGCTGTGTTATTGCCAGGATCTATTTCATACCAATTGTTTATTTCTGTTAAATTTTTATTAAAAAACATTCTTACACCGCAATTTTTTACATCCAAACGAAGCCTTTGGACACCGCTTGAAGAAGGTATATAAACCCCGTCAAAAACACCATTATAGTAATCTGTAACTGTTGATCCATCTACTGCAACAAAAGAATCAGTTGTGTAATTTAACGCAACTGTTGTCTCACCTGCTGGCTGTGTGGTTATTGCTTTTGATGTTGATACAAAAGACGGAGCGATATATGTTGTTATATCTAAAGCTTTCTCCTCGGCTGACAAAACCCTGTCATTAGCGTCAAGTTTTATATCCTTAATCGTATTTCTTTGTTTCTCCGCTGGAGCAACAAATCTAGCCCTCAAGGATTTAGATGGTGTCCTTGTTGAGTTGGCTCTATCAACCGTATCTTCGTCAAAACCAAAATGCAGGATAGCATCATTTTTTGTGTATGATTTTGATGGTATTAAGAAATAAGAAATATCAGATTTTGGAAAATTTGTTCTTAACAAAAGATTATTAACTGATTCAGCAATGGTACTATCTTGCATAAAGTACCCATTGGTAATCATTTTTTCATTTGTAAACTTATTCCAATTTGTTAAAGTTGCAGAAACAGTCATTGACGATGATGAAGACTGCCATTCATCAATATAATATGTTCCAGATGGCACATATTCATATGGATCAAAAGATACAACCGTCCCAGCAGGGTAACTAGCGGCTATTGTATCGGCATACCCTCTTGTTACTGCGGTAAAGGAGAATGCATTGTTCTTGTAGCACAAGACTCTTTCTGGGGTAGCCGTATTAGGGTTTATTGTAATAACATAGTTATTATTTCCACCGCCAGACGGAAAAGAATCCGTTGAGTTTACAGGTATTGTGCTTGAATTTGCCAAAATTGTATTTGATAATATATTGGTAATTAATTCTTCATTTGTTTTTAGAATTTGCCAACCAGTATAGACATGAACTTTTATGTCCTTTTTCATATATTTCCCAAAAGTTGAAGCAGAACTAAATATGCTAAAATCTTTGCCAGAATTATCTAAATTTAGATTACAGGTTGAAGAACCACCACCAGCAATCGGTAAACTAGTTTCATGAACATCACGAACCTTGCTAACGCTGAAATCAATAACATAGTCTGTTATATCAATTTGATAAATTGGGGATACTTCATTAACCCTCGCTCGGTCTAATGGGTTTTTTGTTGTATAAATTGTTAATGTAATCCTATTTATGTTTTCATTATTTAAATAATGAGTATTGTAATAACTATCAGTAGCTATTTCGCCATCAACATTTAAAACAATAGTTGATGTATTCACATAAGCCTTTATATTATAAGCTTTAATTTGACCATTATATTCCGATGTTATTACTTTTAATATATTACATTTTCTTTCCGTAAAATTGTATTCAATAATAACTGGTGATGCAAACTCATACCCAGATCTAGTCGCATGCAAGGAACTGGTGCTTTTTGTATTAGATATAAAACCAAATTCATAATTATCATCTTTTGAAGATGGCAATGCATGCCATTCCCCATTGGCAGTAATAGTTTTTCCAAATTTATCTTTTGCATCACATACACCCCATGTAAATGACTGGCGTTCTATCCCGTTAATTGACTCATTTGGAGTAAAATAATAATCCGATCTGTTTCTTTTATTAAAAGATATCTCATTGGCACTCAATGAACGGTAAGTAACAGATGGTGATCTAGCAGTTCTAAGCAGCATCCCGCTAACTTCCGAGTTGATAGTCTCGGTTGATGGAGTTGTGAACGCCGAGTTGCTTGATGCAATACTAGCTCCATTATACTGAAGAACATGTCTGCTATCTAACCAGTCTATAAGTATTAAAGGCTTAATTCTTTGAGATATATCTGTTGTTTTAGAAATAAAAGTATTGGAAATTGCTTTTCCATACAAACCAGTATCTAACATATTAAACTTCCTCTAATGTCATTGAGCAATCCCAGAAATAAACATCATTGCTTAAATCTCTTCTTGTTAATGTTTCATTATAATCTTTCACTAATACATTATAACTTGTTTCTGTCGGTGGAGTCACTCCAGATTCATCTAAATTAACTATTTTTAGAACATGATGGCTTGGGTCTGAAGCTATTTCTTTAATGTAATCCCGCCCCTTTTTCCCGTCAACGGTGAATTCTGGAGAGTTAGGTAGCCATGACCAAGATAAGCTAAATGTTTTCCTACCAGACCTTGCTGAGGACTTATAGTATCTGCTTCTAGAATTAGCCCAATTTTTATTTTCAACAAAAATAGGCTCAAGAGCAGATTCAAATTTCCTATTATGATTAGTAATTGGCTTATCATCAATCAACATAAATGTGCGAATTATTGAACTATCAACAATACCATTAACAGCGAATTTTATCGCTTTTGCAGAAATTGTACCCATATTCTGAACAGCAATTTTTATTGTTATTAAAATTAGTTTACCAGCAACTGACAACGATACATTTGAACTTAACGCAGTAGACGCAAAGATTATCTTTCTCGGTATTGCAGATAAATTAGACGATACAATCACATTAGCGGCACCACGAGCTGTTTTCACCATAGATGTAACAATTGAAGCCGCCGAGCTTATTGCAGATACAGCCAGTGCTGTTTTCACTGCCAGCGCAGCAACACTTGTTGTGCAATTTATTGCAGATGAAGCATGTGCTATTTTTATACTTGACGCAGTTAGTGAAGAAGTTGCACTAATAACAATTAACGCGCCTTCCCTAATATTTGTGCCAACGGTTGCAGTTGCTGATAGTAAGTCAGAAATATTTGCCGAAGCAAGAACCATTCTTGTAGCGGCAACTGTTGCCGTTGCATCAGCAGATAAATTTGCCGAAATAGATAACAATCTTATTGCATTAACTGTAACGCTAACATCACCAGCTACCGCAATAGATACTGCTTCAACATCATCAGCAGTAAAGAAATCTACACCACTATTAAGAGGTTCGCTAAAACTATAGAGACTATCTGCCATTACGCTTCCACCAACGATAAGGATATGTCATAATAAGAACATTTTGAAGATGGATCTCTTCTTACAAGAGATTCAGAATATGAATCTATAAAACAATCATATTCGGTATAACCTTCCCCTGGAGATAATTCAATCCCGACCAAAACGGAAGATGTTGCATTAACCAAACTATTTAGAAAAGCCCTACCACCCCTGCTGTCCACGGTGTGTGCTGATAAATCTGGGAGCCAAGTCCATGATATGTCAAACTTTTGTTTATTATTTGAATAATACCTTCTTCTATGACCGCTTGCCAAATCTATATCATTAGCAGAAATTTCTTCATCAATCTTTATTTTCCTACCGTGCTCAGTTACCTCTGTTCCATTAATAGTGAGAAGCTTGTATAGATACATTAGTTCCCCCTGTTCAATCCACTGTAAGTAGTAATCACTCTGTTCTCAAGACCCGCTGCTTTTTGATTTCGGGGAAGAACTGTTGTGTTATAATCTTTCATCATTGAGTTAAACCACTCAGGTTCACCAATGAAGTTATCTACATAGATGTTTACATTCTGTGTTGATGTTGTCATTCCACCAGCAAGATTACCGCTGAAAGATGACTGCGGTACTGAGAATCCTGGTTGAGGAACATTGAATCTCATTTGATTCATTGCTTCAATGTGCGCCAAGCCGTACTTCTTTACAGCACCAGCGTTAAGAACATACTCTCCACCATGAAGAATAGAAGGAACTTCTCCACCTTCTTTAAATTTGAGGTATCCGCCTTTCTTGAATTTTGGCATATAGCCGCCTTCTTTAAACCCTTGAAGCCATTCAGTTTCTGTTTTAACACCGCTAAATGCATTTCTTCTAGAAAACAAACGGCTAATCGCATTATCATTCAATCCTGCAAGCCTTTGAGGAGTAAAGCTGTTTGCTACATTGTACAACCCTTTATTATAAGTGAATTGATTTTCCCAAGCAGGCGTACCAAAGTGTCCACCATAACCAACATTAAGATCTCTCCCAAATATCCTAACTAGTTGATCTGCACCTGCAGTATTAGACCCATGTTCTCCGCCTCGGAAAAGAGCTTTACCACTCAGTTTTCCTAATTGAGACAAACTATTCATTGAATCTTGAACTTTTTGCTTTGGAGAAGAACCACCCATGAAAGTCTCAAATGAACCAGATGGTATTTTAAGACCCCCGCCAGGTTTTGGAGTAAACCATGTGTCAACAGGATATAAACTGTCCAGAGCTCCAGGGTTAGCATCAATAACATCCCTAAGTTTTGAAACAATATAATGAGCATTTTCAATATTCGGTCTTTGCATATGCCCCTGAACAACATGGTTTATTGACATATGAATAGTGTCCCTGATAAGCTCCTTAGTCCCAATTCCGTCATCATTAGGGAATATTGTTCTGTAGTCGGCTGCAGGTTTTAAGATGATATTACCATCAACATCAAATGGTGGAGCAAACTGGGTTTCGTGAACTAAGAATAGATCATCTAGAGTGAGTGATTCTAAACCACCATACTTTACTTCTTTTAATAAATTTTCTAATGGATGATTATAAAATTCAGATTTTTTTCCTTGCTGTAGTATATTTTTCCCAGACTTAGCATAGTTATTAAATT